GGCTTTCGTATCGAAGCCTCGCAAAGAAAGTAGGCGTTTCAAACGTCACCGTCCGCAACTGGGCTATCGGCCACAGCGAACCAAACCGAGAAGGGCTGGAAGCGCTTTGCGAGATATTTGGAGTGACACCCGCCTATGTTATGTTTGGCGATACCAACTCACCCGTCCAAACCCTGGTTGAGGACGGCATTGTTTCTATCCCGCACGTCAATGCTGAGGTTTCCTGTGGCCACGGCTTTCTGAATACCGATGAACTGGAACTCATCCGTTTTGTGCGAGTCTCTCAGGGATTCATCCGCAGGTACTGCCCATCTGCCAACGTTCGTTCTCTTCAGATAATGGCGGCGTTCGGGGATTCAATGGAGCCAACTCTCCACGAAGGAGACGCTGTCATTGTTGACATCTCAGAAAAGAAGATCGTTAGAGATGGCATGTATGTCGTCCGTATCGGCGAAGGCTTGTTCGTCAAGCGCGTACAAGTAACCCCAGAAGGCTTGCGCCTTCTTTCCGACAACAAGTTTTACGAGCCCATCAACACAACACCAGAAAGCATTGAAGTAATCGGCCGCGCTTACGTCGGTCTTTGCATCAAGCGGTTGTAATACCCCATACCTCCCACACAAAAGGTCGAGCTGCACGCTCGGCCTTTTTTTGCGCCTTTTTTTTGCGTCTGTTTGATCTCTGTTAACAAAACCTGAACTAGCCGCAAAACGCGCGCTAAACAAAAACTAGCACTCTACGCTCAACTGTGTTAATATCTCTTTAACAGGTTAGCTAAACAACCTTTAGCGCCTGCTACCCGAGCCGCAAGGCAAGGCATCGATGGGAAGGGCATCGAATCTCGGCGCGCTACAGCGCCCCCTCCCGCGGACGAAACCCCGCCTCACCTTGACATGGACTCAAGCGGCGGCACGGAGCGAGAGAAAGGGACTGCAGCGATGTCCGAATCTCGGCACTTAACTGTGTCGGGGACCGCCTGAGAAGCGGCTGTAGCTTTGGCTAGAAGGGTCTAGCGACGCGCAGTACAGCTCAGAACGGTAGTCGCAAAGGTCGCGTATGAAAAGTACACGGATGTCGGTAAAGCGTCGGGATGGGATCCACCTGCAAGC